TTTTCATACGTATACGCAAGCCATATAAGTAAAGTTTTATCACCAGTAAAATCGTCCCGTTCCTCCGTTAGAACTAAAAATCCTTTATCAGAGGTAAATAAAAAGGCTCGACTGTTTACACATTCGCTGTATACATCTTCCGCCCTAAAAGTTAGTATTGAGTTTTCCTTGATGATGTTGTCGATTCCGTTCTTAACTTCATCCCAACAATCTTTTATACTTGTAAGCTTAGGCTCTGTAAAATTAGTAGTCGATTTCTTTTCCATACTTGCCAAACCGCCTCCTGGGCACGCCAATACCTTTATACTTAACGGTCCTTTTAACTCCGAGGTCTCCGCCCCTAGCTTTAAGTTCTGCTTGCTTAACTTCTTGGCTAAACATGCTTAAATAATCATTTGCGGCGTATGGATCAGACCAATCTTTTCCTGGTATTCTTAATAGTCTGTACAAAGCTCCGTATATAATTCCATCTCTGTACGAGTTAGAAAAAGTAGTATCTATGTTTGTAGTTGTTCTAGTAGGTTTTAAAGCTACACTAGTAATGAGTCCGTTTGTAAGTGTAGTTTGTGGCACAGGTACGACCCAAAAAGTACTAGGCGTTTTCTGTAAGTATACATGTGGCCTAGAAGTCCTATCTCTCCAATCCGGGTAATTCAATTCTAAACTACGGGGACTAATGGGATCCATATCATTTCCATCATACGTCATCCAAAGAATTTGATGTACTTCGGTACCGCTTGGTTGGTCGAAATCATACTCGTATACCCCTGAAACGGTTGTAATAGGGTCTAGATCTAATACATATGCTTTAGAACGTTCTGCAAAATCAATAGTTGCGGAACGCAAGTGGTTTTCTACAAGGGTGTCGGGGCAGCCCGGCACATACGGTAAAACTTCTTTTACTAAAGAATCAAAACTAGCCACGGCTAGCTGAACCAGGAGGTGCCATAACCGGTCTACTTGCGGAATCGCTATTTGGGCTTAATAATTGTTGCGCTTGCGACCCTTGCCCAATACTGTTTCCGAAAAGTTGGTAATGTACTTGCGCTCTTTCGCTGTTACCTGCGTACTCGGCATCTTTCATGTAACACCTGTATAGAACAAAATCGATAATGGCATTACCAAAAATATCGTCTACTGAAATTACAGCACTTGTGTTTGCTAAATCTGTAGGAGAGGCTGAAAAAACTATTTCTACAAATGCAGTTCCGGCAACACCGGGATAGACATAGTATTTCCTAGGATCATCTTCGTCAAATATATAGTGTTTTGGTATAGTTCCGTGCGCGGCATCTCCACTTACAGAAGGGTTATGCCAATCAGGTTCTTGTGTATTTAATATTTCTACGTTAACTATTCTTATAGCCCGTTTACCAGTAGCATTTGCGGCAGTAGCACTCATCCCCCTCACAACTTTTATTAGCCTTAACCCGCCAGAAGGCAAAGTCTGTTCCGTACCCGTAGCTAATTGTACATTTTGATGTGTAGAAGACGATTCTGGTCTAAAATTAATGATTTCTCTTTGTGCATCGTTAATATACCTTAGCAATTCTGCTTCTGGCCATCTAACACTAGTTGTATCTTGCAGGGTGTCTTGGACCCTATTAATTATGTTTGCGCCTGTTAATGTCCCCATAGTCTATCCTTTATTGTGCAGCTTTTAGTTCTTCTATTAAAACTGTTTTCTTTTTACGTTTATCTAATTCAATACCCATTGTACGACCGTAGGTTTCTATTTGTCCTTTGGTCATGTTTTCAAAATCTGGTGTAGTTTTTGTTTCTACTGTCTCTACTTCTTTAACTTCTTTGGTCTCTGGAGTTTTTGTAGGGGTTTCCATAATTTGCGTACATCCCTCTTGCAAACACACAAGTCCGATGTCATGTCCCACTTCTTTTGGTTCCCCAGCTACTAATCTAATAGCCGATCCCCACGTTGTTGTTACATACTTGTCTTCTTTTTCTGATATTACCCACATACTTCTACTCCTTAAAATTTAAAAAAATACAGGTGACTCGTTAAAGCCACCTGTAAAATATATCACAATTACTGCGCTACATCTAATCTAATAACACCAAAGTCTTCCACCTGACCAGAAATGTCAGAATGGTAAACTGGCTTCTTAAGACCAAATATTTTGCCAATTGAAATACCGTTTTGGTTGCCATAGTCAAAGCTATCTTCAACTATTTCAGGAATACCAATGTCGGCCATAGCTAACGCTTGTGCACCTGCAAAAATACATGCAGCTCCATTTACGCTGGCGTCTGCGCCCCATTTGTAACCGGCGGCTCCAGCATTACCTGATGCACCAGTTGTAGCTCCGGCAGTATTAAACACATGTCTAAACTCGTGAACCATTATTCCGTCAACCATTAAGCTTGATGAGCCAGAGAATAAGCTTGAGCTTGGTCCTCTAACACCAGCATTTCTTACGTTAGTAAGAAAATCTGAGTCAAGTTTAAGATCGGCCATTACTTGCGGAGAAACAAAAAGATGATACATCTCTTCATTACCTGCGCCTCTTAAGCCTCTGATGTAGTTATCTTTTGCGTAAGCTTTTAACTGAACAAGACACTCGTAAGTGATTGTATCAGCAGCTGCTACTGCACTAGTATCACCAGCAACTAATTTACTAGTTGCATCCCATCTTCTATGTCTGTTAGACGTAGGAGTTGAAACATCACTTGAGAAAGCTAGATCGCCAAGATTCTGTCCTGAATTCATTACAGGTCTTAGTCCTCCATTATTCTTTAGTGTATAGCCGATACCTGCTAGAGATAAAAACGCTAATTGGTCCATTCTGTCAGCCATTGCATAAGCAAGTGCGTCTCTTGAATGTTCTCTAAAGTTCACAACTGATTTCTGGTCGTTCATTCTACCTGAAAGTCTGTTAGCGAATCTTAGTTGATCCAATTGTACTACTATGTCGAAAGCTCTTAGTGCCTCTTCATTACCTTCTAGAGTATTGTCACCAACGATACCGTCACCAGTCATGTCAGCAAGAAGAGTTAAAACCGCTCTTGCTCCCTTTTCTGATTGAGTAAGTTCAGATATTCTCTGAACCATTGCGTTAGATCCGCTACCTGCGAATTGGTTAATGAAGGACATATTTCTTGCGACACGCCAAAAGTCACGCGACCAGATCGTTAATTGTTCACTGGTAAGCGCAGCAAAGTTTGTATTTGCCATGATAAATATCCTTATAAAAAGTTCTTATAGACGACTTTTTGGAGCGTCTTATTGCCCGTGTACCCTTTGTCGTTGGGAAACGCGTTCATACTTTTACGAGGTGAGCTCGACTAGATTTACGTCATAGTAGACGAATACGAGTTTTAAACTGCACGACCAGCACTGAATATCGTATCAGTAGACGAATTTATGTTATATCACAGATTATCCAAAATCTCCACGCATTCTTCGTAAAGTTTCTGCGGGTAGAGCATCGAACTCTTCTGTTGACAGCACGTTTAAATCTATTTTTTTCTCTGTTTTGTTCTGTCCTTTCATTGCTGGGGGTTGGGATTCCGCTGCATCTAGTTTCTTTTGGACATTAGCTACTTTTCTTTTTGTTTCAGTCACATTATTTTCGGTTTTAGGTGTAGAAATAGGGTTTGCGCTTCCTACTACGTACTTAGCGGCTCTATCAAGAGCGTCTGCCCCCGTAAACCCTTGTACAATGAACGCATCACGCAATTCTAAGACCTCTTGCGTTAAATTTTGGTCATAAGTAGCACTTGTTTCGTCTAATTGAGGATGAGTTAGCGCTATTTGTTGTGCTTTTGCCTCTAGCTCTAACGCTTCCTGGTTTTTTTGCACTGTTTGACCCATTCTATTCTGCATTTCAAAGATCATCTGCTCTCTTTCGGCTTTTCGCATGTCTGCGCGTAAAGCTGTTGCTTTTTCGGGTTCCCCATTAAGAATATGGTCTTGGTATTGTATTTCTTTTGCATCAAAATCGTATTCCGGAGCTTCTGTAATAGCTTCTATCGCAGGGGCTGTAGCTTCTTCCAATTTTTTCTGTAGTGCTTTCTGTTTAGCAAGCACTTCATCAAACCTAGATTTAGGAATCATAGGTTCTTTGGTTCCTACTTGCGGTTCAACAACGTTTCTTTCATCTGTTGGTATAGATTCTTGTGTATCGACTTCGCCTTCTGCAACCACTGTCTCTTCTTCTCCAACTTCTTCATCTGGGTCTGTTGTTGTTTCTTCTTGCTCTCCTGCTTTCTCTTCCATTTCTTCAGGAGTAGTCGTGAGTTCTGTTTCTGAGATTTCTTCAATTTCATCCTCCTTGGGAAATTCTACCTCGTCATCTGGGGTATCGAAGTTTAGATCAACTTCAAAAGGTTTTGCATCTTCTTCGGATATTGGATCGGCTCCGGGCCAAACATCCATTATCAGTTTTTCGTCAGCGTTAGCTGTAGTTTCTTTTTTAGCCATTGTTGTTACCTCCTGTAGGTTTCATAGCTGTGGTGGCCATTTTAACGGCGGCACCAACATCAGTTTGTTGTTTACGCATATCGTTTGTCATCATTGATAAACGCTCACGTAAATCGAGCTCCTCTCGTTTAGTTTGTATCTTACTTTGTAATTCGGCAACTTTCAACTGTGGGTCTGCTTCGGCTGCTTCTGTTTTCGCAACGTTTAGGGCAGATTCTGTTTGCAACCTAGTTACTTCTGCTTCTAGTTTAGCAATTTCAAGCTGCGTACTTCTGATCTGCGATTCCATTTGGAACTCTTGCATCTGTATTTGTTGTTCTGTTGGCGGTGCAGTTCCTTCTTGTTGTCTAATTCTTTCTGCGATATCCGCTTTACGTGATAAATGCGAGTACTCTACTATCATATCATTTGGAATTGGTACCCCAACCCCTCTAAGTTCAATAGCTTCAGCAAACTGCATTTCATCAAAGTTATCTCTAGCAGGAGCCGTACCGATAATTACATCGTATTCACCAAGCGTAAGATCATTAATAACTTCCCCTTCTGGGGTCATTTGATTAACGGCTAAGGGTGTTCTTGGTTTATACGGATCTGTTTCGTCTGTAATCTGTATTACTCTTTCCTCTGTGTAATAAGTCTGTACGAGTTGTAATATTTTTTCTGCTAGGTATTGTCTTGTTTTTGCCAAGTTGTCTAATGGAACTTGGAGCATTAACGATCCTCTATTCTGTTTAGCTTGTATTGCTACCCCAGATACTTCGGCCTTGTCTGACCCTAACATAGCATCCGATATTCCACTTATCTGTTTAATATTCTGCGCAGCTTTTTGTCCAATCCTATCTAAACCAGAAGGTATTTGATTAGGTGCTATTTTTGCAGGCGGGGTTGAACCCCTGTTGTACTCTAGTACTAATCCAGTTTCTGCGCCGTGTTCTTCTAAGTCATCGGCTGTCATTCCAGCTAAAGAACCCCCTTCTACAATCCACCCACTGTTAGCAGTAGTATTTACGATGTGAAGCTCTTGGCTAGATATTTTATTAAGTTGTTCTTGTGGTGATAATAAGTTACGTACCATCCCGAACGGTTTTCCTCTTCGGAAGTACGGGAAGTATGGAACTAAAGTAAAATGCGCATACGGAGACCAGTCATCAAACAACACGACGGTATCAGCTGTTACGGTCCAACGGACCTTTCTCGCTTTTTTGAACGCAATCTCTAACCCAAACTGGTCAGCAAATTGTTCTCTTTTTCTCTTGCCCCAACTATACGGTACATCTCTTTGATCGCCGGTAACAGGATCTACATAGTACATGCAGTCTTTTAATTGGTAATACTGTCTTTCTATAACTCTAATGGATCTTAAGGCCCGTGCATTTTCTGGATCCCCGGGATACTGTTGTCCGTAATCTTGTTCGTTGGTATCGCCGTATCGTTCTTCTTCATACTCCATAGAATCTGCACCTAGTGTAGTTCCTATCTCTGCGATCATTCTTAGTTTATCTGCTTCTTTTTGGCCGTAGACTTCTTCTATCTCATCTAGGCTCATCCATTTTGTTTCAAATATTTCGTTCCAGCTTCTTGGGTCGTAATGTTTTGCGTCTGGGTCAATAAGAATATCTAATGGGTCTTTGGATTCTATTCGTACTTCGCCCTGTACATGGTCATCAAAATCTATACGTACATCGAACCAGCCGCGATCTTGTATTAGTCCGTCTTGAAATACTTGGGCTTCTATCCAATCTAGTTTATTGTTATCTGCTACTTGGGCATACACTTTAGTTAGTACGTCTGCCACCTCTTGGTTACCGCCACCCCTAGGTTTGAATTGGACGTCGGCTCGTTTAGAACTTTGCTCACCAATAACAGCATTAATAGTAGGTAAAATAGTATTGATGGTTAGAGCTGGTCGGCCTTGGTCATCGAGTTGCTGTATATCAGCATCGTCCCATTGATCACCCCTATAGTAAGCGTCGCATTTTTTTGCCATGTGCATAAAGTCGTCATGGCCATTGTCCCTGGCGCGGGTATAGTTAGCCCACTGTTTTTTTGCTAATGTTAGCTCTTCCGCTTTACTCAAATTCTTTTTTGCTTTTTTACCGTATGCCATTATGCGCCCATTGCTGTTTTCTTCTTATGATTTCTAGTGACATTGCGAAGTTTATCTCTCCAAGACGGAGCGTGATCCGGCGATTGAAAACTTATTGCAAACTCTGTCATCATTAATCCTATCCATGCTAAAGCATCTACTTGGTCATCATGCGTACCGTTCGGGAAACGTAAAAGTTCTGCAACCAACGGCCCCGTCCAAATCGCTTCTTTCGGAAAGTATACCATGCCCTGTTGCATTCTACCCTGTATTGCTCTCGCTCTAGCTTCTTTATCCCGTCTTCCGACTTTAAGATCTTTAAAGTATGCTTCATGAAGACCCCTTTCGGCAACCCTTTTCTGTAAGAAAGGCCCGATGGCCATTTCTATATGTCCTTTCTCTATACCTATGATCCCCGGGCGCCACATTTCGTAAAGATCTAATATTTTTTCTACTATCTCAAACCCGTCGTATTTGCCCCGCACTATGTCTACTATATATAAATTGTCGTACTCATCTACTCCCACTACTAAACCTACGGTATAGTCGTTTCTGTCTTTTTGCCCAATAGCTAAATCCCACGCACAATAGAACCTGAGGGTGTCTTGTTCTAGTTCGTCTCTTTCATAGTACTGAATCATCTCCCTGGTGAAATAATCTCCGTCATCTGAAACTGGGTTTTGTTGATACAGAGCTGTCCAGTCTCTGGGCCCTATCGCTTTGCGAATTCTGTCTAAAGAAGGCACGTCATATCTGTCTGCATGTAAAGGTTCGCCTTCAGCTCGGAACTCTTCATCTTCTTCGGCTATAGCCGGATACTTAACTACTTCCCATTGATCCGCGCCGCCTTCGCCCGCAGTAAGCAATCTGCCCGCCAAATCGTCATCGTGCCAACGCGTAAGAATAACTAGTATTCCCCCTCCGGGCGCTAAACGGGTATAAGCGGTAGAGGTGTACCAATCCCAGGTAGCTTCGCGATTGTTTTCGGATTCTGCATCTTCTCTGTTTTTTACTGGGTCATCGATAACTAAAACGTGGGCACCTTTACCTGTGATACCACCACCAACACCCGCCGCAACATATCCTCCGCCGGAGGTCGTTAACCATGATTCTATTGACTGGGAATCCGCGTCCAATCTTGTCTTCTCAAATACCTTCTTATAATTCGGCTCTCTTAATAGTTGACGTACTTTTCTAGAAAAAGTCATAGACAACGAACCGGAGTAAGAACAACTAATAAACTCTTGGTGTGGGTGACGGCCAATGTGCCACGCCGGAAATGCAATACTAGCTAACGTACTTTTACCATGCCGCGGAGGCATGAACAACATCAACCTGGGTGACTTCTTACTTGCAACATCGTCGCTAAATTTTTCTAAC